GCTTCCGAGTCCGCCCGCTGCGCCTTCCATGGCTGCGGCGACTTGTTCAAGTTCGGCATCCAGTCGTGTATCAAAAAACATCTCTCGCTGATTTCTTACGAACTCTTCTTCAGATAAGTTGAAAATATGATCCGCGACCCAACGCCGACTAAAGAAACCGTCTGTAGCAGACGCTGCAATATCAAACTTTGTCTTCCAGTGCTCAAGCTCTTGAAGTTCCGCGATCTTAGATGGGTTGCTTAGCGATAGCTTGAAACTAATAAGATCAGCACCTTTATATCCAAGCGTGTAAAGATGAATAATGCCAATCTTTTCTAGCTCTGTTACAATAGCTCTTTGCAGTCTTTGGATGGTTCTGGCAAATCGAACATCCTTTTGAGCAAGTGTTGTCTTGTCTTCTTCTGCTCCATCGCCACGGGACAAATAGGATGCAGGGATTTTAAGAGCAGAAAATAATTTATCTCTTAAATACTTGACATCATCAATATCTCCAGTATATTGCCCCCCTGGTAAGCTTTCAACCTTAGAAGATACGCCCCCTCGAACGGGAATAAAATAATCTTCTTCGGTGCTCATCGGATTATAGCGTAAATCAACACGACCAGTATCGGCATCGACAACTTGATTACGCTTCATCTGCGTCATTACTCTTTGCATATACTGTTCAACATCATTTGGTGCTATGTTTCCAACGTCAATATAAAACACGCGACGTTCGGGAGAACGAACAATTCGATATGCCATCATCGCATCTTCAAGAAGAATTAATTGGCGGAAAATCCTGCGTGCTGGTTCAAGAATTGATGTTCCATACGGAGCATACTTGTCATTACCTAAAATTCTGAAATGTGCAATCTGCCAATTTTCAAAAGTTAAACCACCAGAGTTCCATTGAAATTGAACATATTTTGGATTATCTTTATCTTCACCTTCCAGTCTTTCAATTTCGTGCGTGGGGAGCCCAACAATAGACTGAACCCCAAGCCGCTCGTCGATGTCTAGATATAAGAAAAAATCTCCATATTTGCACATGGTACGTGACCAGCCAAAAAGATTAAAATCAATATTCAAAACAGTATGATACAATTCTTGCAGCACTGCTTTGATTTCTTCATTATGGCACTTAATGCCTAAAAGTGGTTGAAGCTCTGAAGAGGTTGTCATTTCGTCTGCGTAAATATCAAGACCCGAAGCGATTTCGGGCGTATATTCCATTTGTTCAAAATCTTGATATCGTTCAGCGCGAAGCTGATTTGCCATGATAGCCGTGCTTAACTGCTCAAAAGGGTTATATGCCGATTTCTTGAAGCTTAGCCCACCGGCTGATTGAAACTTAAATTTATCTAACTGTACCCTGCGAAGCTTTCTGCTTGTCTGCGTTCGGTAGTTAACAAGCGGACCAGAAAGCAAACGAGTTAATTGCTTAAAAAGAGCCGATTGATTGTTTTTAGGATTTTTATTATTATTTGCCATTTATCTTATCCTTTATATAGCCAGCCAAATTCTTGGTGTATACTTCTTGCCTGTTCCTCTTTTCCTCTGATATCCATTTCGCTGCGATATCCTTCCTGTCCTTTAATCTGATTATTTATTTTTGTTGATGTAACAAACATAGAATTAACAAATGCATTTCTGTATTCTTGATCTAGTTTTCCTGCCTCAAAAGCCGTCTCTCGAACCCAACAACCAATTGCCAAAGCCATAGTTAAGTCATCATTATAACTTCTCATAGCCTCGGGGCGACCATTGTGCCAAATAAAGGTTTTTAACTCATTAACCATTCTAGAAGAATACACAGTAATTAGTTTATTTCTAATGAATTCTTCCATTTTTGCAATAATCAAAGGACGTGTTTTTGATGTGGTAGAAAAGCCAGCAACAGCATTAGACATATTTTCTCCCTGTAGCTGCTCAACATATTCATGAGTTGACTTAATAGAAAAATAAATATTATTATAACCCAACTCTTGCAATTTTGTTAATACTGCAAATCCAACGGAATTATTTTCAACGACAATCATGCCATTATTGAATTCACGTCCGATACTATTAAGCATATCTGCATATACGTCAAGAGTGGGTTTTCCTTGGTATTCTGCGACAATCTCCATAGTCTCTAGTTTTATAACATGAAGCGTTGAGCTATCCTTTCCATCGCCACGGGAAACATCAGCGGTGAGAAGATAATTGTATCCGTCTATCGCCTTTTCCCAAATCCAGAAATTACGATCAAATCCGGTGCGATATTTTGGTTCTTTAGTCTGTGTGTGCATCCAGTCTAAATCTTCTGGATGTATAACGGTTTCACCCGACATATTAAAATTACACTGTAGTTCTTGTGCAATTTGTCTACGAGACATATTTTTAGTTTCTTTGTCAAACCATTCTTCATCTCTGTCAGGGTGAACGTCCCATGGTAAAACGGTGGGGTAAAAATCATTTTGAGCTTGTTCAGAATCTGTATACACTTGATGAAACCAATTCCCAACACCATTGGGGGTCGAAAGAGCAATGCACCTACCACCTGTTGACAATGTGGGATACAGACCAGTCCATAACTCATCTAACCCTTCAACGTGAGCCGCCTCATCGATAACCAATAAAGACAGCGCTTCTGAACGACCTGCATCACCTGATGTAGATGAGGCTTTAATTTCGGAGCCGTTTGATAACACAAATGATGCCCGATTGTCTATGTCGATACTTGCTATTTGCATCCAAGGAGGCAAGTTTTTAATAATGTGTTTTACTTTCTTTACAAGATTTCCTGCCGTCTGGAACTTGGTTGCGATAACAAGAATATTCTTATTGCGATGGAAAAGCATCATCCATGCAATATATGCGGCAGTTGTTGTGGAAATCCCTAATTGTCTCGCCTTTAAGATAACATTAAAGCGATGATCATTAAAGTCGTTTAGTAACTCTTTCTGAAAAGGATAAAGTTTAAACGGGATCAGCCCCTCCAGTGGATGGGCAATTCTTGCATAACTGTTAATAAAATAAACCGGATCTTTGCCGCTTTTTAAGATCTCTTTTAAAATTTCATTTTTTGTAAGTTCAAACGACATCTAATCATTGTTTTATTTATTTTTGCCCAAGGCAAGAAAATCACGAATGGATTTATCTAATCTATCCTCGGAAGGCTCAGCGACTGGCAGCACGCCATCGAGATTTCCGATTTTATAATGTCTCTTGCCTGTAACAAATACGCGAACTTTTGAAGTGTTCTGGACTAATACGTCCACTTCGGTTTCCGGGGTTAGAGAGAGAGAGTCTCCGGTAACTTTCTTATACTCTTTTTTGAGAAAATTGGCGACATTCTGGATCATATCTTCAACGTCTGCTTCGATATCTCCTGCATAAACATCTTTTAACTTGGTCTCACTTTGATAGCTAATGCACAAAAGGTTGCCGTGAAATGTTACGCCGAAGCCGTCAATAACACGGGAATCAGTAATAGGATCACCTTCTTCTCTTTTTAATCCAATCTTTCTTGCCTCGCCATCAAGAGAATATTTTTCATCATGACCACCATCATACGCATTTGCGGCAGCTTGTGAAATTCCCCTTACGATGTCTAAAACTGTTGCCATTTATTTTTTTTCTCCTTGTTTGGGACGCCAACCGGCTGCCCAACGTTTTTCTCTTCCATCAACCCATGTAATATAACATTTGTAACAACAATCGTGCTTGATCATATGAATGTCATCTTTACTATCAAAAGAATAAATATCACAAATTGGACAAACTCTATTGCTGTCTTTATTAAGTAGTTTTTTTGATATCAAAACTCCCTGAACTTCTATTTTTTCAGTCTTTTTAGATAAATCTCTAATTTTTTCATTTAATAGTTTAACCTGCTCCAAGTATTCTTGCTCTTTTTCTGGATTCCAGTCTTTTGTGGGGTGTTGTATCGTCTCGATGCCGTATTTGTCAGCGATTGCTTTTTCAACTTTTATAACATAATCTGGATCTTGTTTGGGTTTTGTCACTGTACAATATTTGTTGCGGCATAAAAAACTCCAAGGGAAAGTCCAATACCGGCAACGGCTCCACCCGCGAACCACCAATGATTATTTTTATTTGGTTGCTTAAGCGACATGTCTCTATAGGTATTAATTTCATCATTCTTGATATCCATCAAAAGCGTATGTTTTTCGTTCAAAGAGTCATAGCTTATTTGAAGCACCGATAATTGCAATTGCATTTCAGTACGCGCTTTCGCCACTTCATATTCTACCAACAAATCACATTCAGTTAACGAATATTGATGTGACGTAATTAGTTGTGCGGTAGCTGGTGGGTTGAAGAGGGTGCCAGCGAAGGGTGCTGTCTCGCCTTGTTCCAAGTGTGTAAACATCGGCTCTTCTTCTGTATCTTGCGCGTAGGCAGGGGTGTATAAAAATAAAGCAAAGCTTAACATTTGTGCAATGATCTTATTCCACATATTTAAATCCAAATTCCTCTGTAATTGCATTGTTAACAAATTCTGGATCTTGATCGAACATCGTTATTAGTTCAAAATATCTTGCTCTTTTTTCGACAGTTAAGTCGTCCAAGGATCTTTCATAATGCTGTTCCAATTTTATTAGTGCCTCGGTGCGTTTGCGAATTGCTTCATTTCTTTTTTCTATTTCGGCATTGTGGATGTTGTCCAACACTTCAACTTCCTTTTTGTAGCTCTCGATAGTTGTATCCAGCACTTTGGTGTATGCACCAACGTTTTTTTTCGCAACGACCCAAATAATAAGAGTCCATGCTGCAACCGCAGCAAGCTTCCAATGGTGTTTACACCAAAGCCACCCTTTTTTCATATATAATTTTATAGTTAGCCAAGTCATCTACTCACCATACTTATACGCCTTCATGACATCAACTGCGGCTTGAGAGCCAATATATACCATAGCGATCATGCCCCATGTCTCCGAGGACAAGTCAGACCAAACCATAAGTCCAGTTGCAGTTAAAAATGTAAATAACTTACGAGAAATTAATTTCTGTAATGCCTTATCTAATAATCCATTCTTCATTGTTTTGTATCTCCTGTTATATAAATAGTCAAAAAAATTATTGACTTACGTGTGCATAGCCATTTTTCTTTTCAATGTTCACGATATAATCAACACAATCTTTTAGTGAATCTAAATGAGATATTAAGATCACTGTCTTAAAATACGCTTTGACCATATCCAGTATTCTAACAAATCCTTCGAGATTTTCCGCGTCAAGAGCGGTTCCCGGTTCGTCAAGAATAAATATATTTGATTTTGGCAAGTTGCTAACGTGCAACAATGCAAGCCTAATCGCCATTGAAGCGATTGTTTTTTCTGCCCCGGATCCCATTTCAATAGGTCGAGGTTCGTGTTTTGGGTGTTTGATATAAACATTTAAACGCCTACCATCATCCTCAAAAAAGACTTCAAAATTTACAATATTTGCCAGCACCTTCGCAATCTCTTCATTAATCGCTGGCAACTTCTTCTTAATAATATCATAGGAGATGCCGCTGGTGTGCATGCATCTCATAAACAAATCATAAGCAGAATAATCTTCTCGCAATTCTGATAGCTCACTCTTTTGTTCGATTAAACTCTGTAATTTCTGCTCGCAAGATCCATGGGAAATATATAAGTCATTTAGTTCTTGTTGGCATTCATCACAGTTTTTCTCTATACGTTCAAGGGACGTGCTATATTTCTTTTTCTTTGCAACAAGCTGTTCTAGATTTTCAATCGCTTCTTTGTTTTCTTCATATGTGGCAATTTGCTTCTCAATGTTTTCAATTTCGTGCCCGAAAACCTCTAACTTTGATAAATTGTTTTGTATTTCTAATTCGGAAACAGATACCTCATGCTGCACTTCCTTTTGTTTTCCCACTAATAAATCATATTTATTCAAATAATCATTTAACTTATCAATGTCAAGGTCGTGGATATCCTCCAAAAGTTGTACACTTTGTTTGCGAATATCGTTAACTTCTGTTAACATATTTGGCAATGTATCTTTTGCTTCATGGGCATCGCAAATAAACTTACAAGTTGGAAATGATTCGCCGCAGGGCACTTCTTGAAGAAGGCTCACTTTCTCTCGATATGTGTTGATATCCTTATTTTTATTCTTTAAAAATTGCAAGAGAACTTCATATTCTTCATTCTTAGTTTCGACAGTCTTTCTCTTGTTTTGTAAATTTTCAACATCGTATTCTTTCAAAAAATTATTTAATTTCTCAGATAGCTCATTGTTATCATTATTGTTCTCTATAAGTTGATCGTTCTGTTTCAAAAGAGTACGAATGTCATTCTTCTTTGTTTTTAATGCGTTCATCGTTTCTCTAATATCGACAATTTCCAATGGAATAGATGCAATCTTATTTTCTATTTCGCTCAATAAGGATTTGGTATCTGATATTTGCTGTTGATATTCTTCACATTTTTGGCTGTGTTCCTCGATACTAACTTCGCTCTGGTGTATTTGCTCTTTCGCTTCTTCGATATCTTCGTTAAACTCTCTGCCTTCAAGTCGTTTGAGCGCTCCTCTTAAGTCTGATGCATCTTCTTTTGCTAGCTTAAATTTCTTATCAAATATTTCCAAATCAAGAAATTTGGCAAGAATTTCTTTGCGACGGGTCGAGCCTTCTTTAATAAATGTTAAACTATCCAATTGAGATGCCATAGAGGTAAGCAAAAAATCATCAAGCGTTCCAAGCATCTTCCGAATGTTTTTGTCAGTGTCATTACGAGTCATTCCATTGTGGCTCACAACCTGGGTTGTAACCGAATCGACTTCGTTAAATTCAACAATTGTCTTTGCTTCTAATGTCTCTTCGCCTTTTAGTTTCTTAATATACTTTTCACTTTCGCGCTCAATTACAAACTGTTTGTCGCCAATAGAAATTCCTATTCTACCAACGCCTCTCTCCTTGTTCTGGTTAATAACGTTAAGGTTCTTCCGCTCATTTTTTGAAGTGGAGTTAAACAGCGTATAAAGGGCAGCATCCACTATGCTCGACTTACCTGAGTAGTTTTTTCCGAATATTCCCACAATTCCAGATAGGTTGGCAAAATCTATGGAATTGCCCTCGCTATAGTTAAACAAATTATCCCATTCGAAAGAGTCAAATTTCCAGTGAATATTACGAGCAACTTCTTCGGTTTCTTCTACTGCTCTATTGTATTTTGCATTGAGCGCCAGAACTCTATCTAAGACATCATCTTCAACTTCATATTCTTTCAAAAATTCTTTTATTAGCCTTTTCTGAACTGTGAGATCACGAAGATTTTCTTTTATAAAGTCATCGTTTGTAAGTCCAGCGGCTGATCTGTTACCTAGAGCACGATTTAAAAATGTAATACTTTCCGGCTTGAATCGATGTTTCGCAATATCAACTGCTCTCTTCATCTTATCGAGCGAAAGATTATTGTTGGATACCAAACGAATGCGAGCACCTTGTGGGACATCAACACCCTTCGGCATTCTACCCTTTGCGGTTAATTCAATTGTGGTGAACGGTTTAGGGTTTTGTAATTCAACATGTCGGACAGTAAAGGAATCTTTATTTTCTATTTCCCAAAGTAAGAATCCTTTATCATTGGTTTCGCCGTGATTCTGCTGAATAGTGGAACCACAATAGCGCACACGTCCTTCAAAATCAAGCGCTTGGCATTTGTGAATATCTCCAAGCATTGCAAAATTGAACTTCTTAAAAATACTCAGTTCGTGTTCTCCGTGTTCCATAACCCATCCGATATCAGTCTTACAATTACTAATAGCACCATGGTAGAGGGCTATATTAATTTTATCTGGATTGGTCGGATCGATCCAATTGTCTTCATCGAATACAGAAAGAATGTTAAAACACAGATCGTCATTGACATGGAATTCGCCAGAGTTCTTAAAAAAATGAATATCTGGATGCTCTAATGCTTGAATGATTGGTGTAATCGCATCCTGACGGCTGCTGTTTTTTAGGTTCCCGTCATGATTACCCGGAACCATTATAAGCGGAGCGATGTCAGCCAAGTTCTTTATAAAGCCTGTGGCGAGTTCAAAATACTCTGGCGATAACTGTGTCTTTGTGTGAGCCAAGTCTCCACAGTGAGCAATATAATCTGGCTTTTCTTTCCGAAGAATATCGTATAATTCTTCGAATATAATCTTATATTCGTAATGATACTTCAGATTTTTGATGTGCGTATCCGCAATGTGTGCAATTTTAATCATATGATCCTATTAAATGCTAGCTATAGCGCTCTCTAACAGATAATCTGTTTCCTGAACGCGCACTGCCTTTTCTTTTCTTTTTAGAAACTCTTCTCTGCCCATGTCGGATACATCTTCGTATCCGTTTATATCTATTTTATACACTTCCAGACCATAAGTCAAGAAAAGTTTTATAATTCTTTTTTCTTTCCTATCGGCATCTGGGTCTAGTGCAAGGAAAACTGGTGTGTCATTTTGCACAATTTTCATAAACAACTTGGAGTTTGGACGTAGTGTGGAACCGAGCAAAGGCACTGCGTTTGGTCCCGCGATAATTGCATCGAATATGCCCTCGGTTATAACTAAATCAGTATCCCATTCAAGATAAAGCTCGTTGAATACCACGTCCTT